TTAAGTATAATATCTTAAATAACCTACTACGTAAATACCTTAATAAGTATATTATCCTAAGACTAAACCTAACTCTTAATTCATAAGTACTATAGGTAACTAATGCTTTGAACATTAAGACTATATTATTTCTGAATTAGAAGGTTGACCTTAACTCTTGAACAAGCAAGGCATTATGAACATTGAGGAAATCTCCCTTGTTTTGTTCTTGTTAAGCAAAGAAAACTTTGATAAGTATTTTAAATTCATCTTTGAGTTGAACCTTGAACTTGAAACTAAGAACTTTCTGAAAACAATTCAGGAATATTTCTCTGAATATCCTGATAAAGAAGTCCTTAGTGTTGAAGAATTACTTGTTTTCTTTTCAGTGAAGCACCCTATCCTGAAGAAGAGAACATCTTATTCTGCTTATCTTGAGCGTTTAGGTTCAACTGAGATTGATAATAAAGTACTTGAAGAAAACTTAAACCACTTCCTTGAAAAATATTTTGCAAGTGAGATGGTATTTAAGTTGACTGAAGTTCTTGACGGTGATTCATACTCTGTCCTTGACGAAGTACAGGAGATGTTATCCGAGTTCAATGAACGCAAAGTGAAGCTTAACAAAGATGAAGACCAACTATTTGTAAAGTCTAACTTGACTGAACTCTTACAAGAAGAAGTACATGAAGCTGGATTACGATGGCGCTTGTCCTGCCTGAACGAAAGCATCGGAGAACTAAGAGGTGGTAGCCTTGGTCACGTATTTGCTAGAGTCGATACAGGTAAGACATCGTTTATTGTATCAGAAGTTTCTAACTTTGCATCGCAGTTGAAGGATGATGAGGTTATACTTTGGTGTAACAACGAAGAGAAAGGCAAGCGTGTTCTCTTTCGTATCTATCAGTCAGTGCTTAAGTGCAATAAGACTGACCTCATAAACTATCCTACTGATGCAGAAGAAGAGTTCACCAAATTAGGTGGACACAAAATAAAAATCTATGACCAAGCTATCATTACTGTTGAAGATATTGAACAGTTGATGAAGACATACAACGTTCGTCTCTTGGTTATTGACCAAGGTGACAAGGTTCGTTTCTCTGGTGACAGAGATATGTCAACTGTCGATAGACTTAAAGCTGTGTACGGTAAGTTCCGTGAACTCGCTAAGTCATACGACTGTGATGTTATTGCTGTTGGTCAGGCGTCAGCTTCAGCCGAAGGGTTAAAATGGTTGAAGACTTCTGACATGGACAACAGCAAGACCGGTAAGCCCGGTGAGCTTGACTATGCAATTGGGATAGGAAAATCATTTGATGATGTTGACAATCCTGTTTGCAGTATTAGATATATATCTCTGTGTAAGAACAAGATGAATGAAGGTAAGCATGGCAGATATGAAGTAGTGTTCAACGCTTCATGTGCCCTGTATACTGACAAGGCATCAGGTAGCTTCTCCGAAGTGTCGAAGTCCGACGACCAGTCTCCCCAAGGTTCTGGCTCACCTGAGATCAAGTCCACCTTCAAGTCACTCTTGTCTGAGATATATGGGAACCCTAACATGGAACAGAAGTAAACATGTCCGTATTCACTAACAAGGTTATTGCTCAGGCTGATATCGCTTTCGAAGAGTTTGTTGCTAAGCTGGAACAGGAAACTGGTCTTGCCCTGCGCGATCTCTCCCTCGTCGACATGCTGACCGCTCTCAAGAACTATGCTCCGGCTGCTGCCGCTGCTATGTCTCTCTCTCTTGACGAGCCTGCTGTGACGACGACTAAGTCGAGCAAGTAATATGCCTACAAGTCAGTATCTATCTAAAGATGAAATCAGCAGTATATATTGGTATATAGCCAATACACTTCTTTCATATGAAGAAATTGCTGATGTTCATGGGAGAACTACTCCTACTGTATTGCGTGTCAAGAACTTGTTCTTAACGGCACTTGCATCTAGATTTAGAACTGCACTTGTTAGTTATAACGCGAATAAAGCAAAAAGAAAAGCTGGGCCGATTTTAACACGTTCAGGTTATTATCGCAGTCATAAGCCTTCATGGTGGACCGGTACTGGATGTGCACCAAACTACGTGTTCTCTCATGTGCTTGTATGTTGTAAGAAACATGGACTAACATATCTACCAAAAGGTATGTGTGTTCATCATATCAACGGTATTCGTACCGATAATCGTTGGTATAATCTTCAACTAATGACCAAGAAAGAACATGTGCGTCTTCATAACTTGGCTAGAGATAGTTATTTATGTCTAAAGCGTGCTACGTAGTTTTGGATGTGGAATGTTCTAAAGCACCGAAGCACATGCCGTGGACAGTAGGTTCATTCTTGTGCTCTGTTGGTATTGAACGTCAGGACGGTACCTCAACTGTGTGGTTCTTCAATCCGAATGATAGACCACATGAAGAACTTCTTGCTGAAATCCAACAAGAGATTGACAGTGTTGACTTCTTGATTGGACACAACATTAAGTTCGACTTGAACTGGTTGAAGTGGATTGGTTTGAATGTCAAGGACAAGCCAGTCTGGTGTACGATGGTAGCTGACTATCTCATAAATGGTCAGCGTAAACTTGAGTATAGTTTGAATGCTGTTGCCAAACGCTATGGCTTAGGGCATAAGCTTGATGCTATGGCTATGTATTGGCAAGCTGGATACGAGACGGATGAGATTCCGTTGGAGATTCATGAAGACTATCTCAAGCAGGACGTACATCTTACACATGACGTGTTCAAGAAACAACTCCAGCTCATTGAGCGTGCAAGCCTTGGCAAGATAACGGAACTTTCTTTCCGTCTAACCCAGATCCTTTCTGACATGGAAGTATCTGGTGCAGCCTTCGACAAAGAAGAAGCTATTGCTTACTGTAACCAAACGCGTGAACAGGTTAAAGCAATGGACAAGACGCTTGTCGATCTGGCTGGTATTGACTTTACTCCCTCCTCTGCTTCACAACTCAGTGCTGTTTTGTTTGGTGGTTCTTGGAAGAAAGAAGTTCCTGAACTTGTAGCTCGTCAGCTAAAGAGCGGTAAGTTTAAGATCACCACACGTAAGACTAAGATCGAAGTTCCTATCAAGGGACTTGGTTTTAAAGTTCCAGAAGGCTGCTTGTCTAAGAAGACCGGCTTGCCTTCAACTGATAAGAATACACTTGATTTGTTAAAGTCTCATGACAAACGCTCTGAGTCCTTCCTTCAAACACTACGAGATCAGAAGAAGCTGATGAAAGTAGTGTCCTCAATTGCTGGTTCCAAAGAAGAGAAAGAGACAGGTCTGGTAGCTGTCATTGGTAAAGATGGCAGACTTCATCCTTCCTTTAACCAGTGCGTTACACGTACAGGCAGGCTCTCTTCTTCAAACCCTAATGGACAAAACGTACCTAGAGGTGGTACCAGCCCCATCAAAACATTCTTTAAAAGCAAACAAGGGGTTATTGTAAATCTTGACTTAGCTCAGATTGAATGGCGCATAGCCGCTGAGTTGAGTAGAGATCCTGTCATGCTTCATGAATTGGATACAGGTCTAGACATTCATGCTGATAATGCTATCCGATTCTTTGATGCTGGCCAGTATGAACGTGGCTCGAAAGAGTTCAAGAAAGTTCGTACAGCTGCTAAGACAATGTCCTTTCGTCTTCTCTATGGTGGTTCCGCTGAAGGTTTCTATCGAGACCAGCGTATGCCTGACTATAGCTTAAAGAGATGGAGAGAGATTGTTAACGCATTTTATGCAAAGTATCAAGGCTTGAAGCGTTGGCAAGACGAGAACGCACAGATTGCAGCCGCACGTGGATACTTACGTAATCCTTCTGGACGTGTGCTTACGTTTGATGAAGAAGTACGTAACGGTATTGAATCCGTTGATGTCAAGCAGGTAAAGAACTATCCTGTTCAGTCTGCCTCATCTGACATTATGTATCTAGGTATGGTCAAGTTCATAGAACGAGTAGTGGAACTTGGTCTCAAGGCTAACTTGATTCTTCAAGTTCATGACTCGATGGTATGGGATTGTCCTGTAGAAGAAGCAGAAGTCCTGTGCCGTGAAGGTATCAAGCTGTTCCGTAGTTTACCTCAACTTGCTAAAGAATACTTTGGTTGGGATATTGTAGTACCCTTGACAGGAGACTGTGAAGTAGGGTATGACTATGGTAATACGAAGGAGATCAAGGAAGAAGAGATGGAAAAGATCTTCGCAGATCTTCCTGCCTTCCTCTCTTGACAAATTTTCTTTCGTGTTTATCTTTCTTTTATACGCGCGTGAAAACATAGGAAAAGTCCATGTGGTTTATTTTCGATAGCATCGAACTGAAACATGATCTGGTGTCAAGGGCTGGTCGTACCTTTACTGGTTACGTACTCAAAGGAGAACGCAAGGGATATGATAAAGATCCCAACACTCCTTATGAAAAGATTCTCTTTGAGAACACTGCTACCACAGTAATCGAGAAGGGTATCGAACGCCCTAACTGTTCTATTGTACAGTTCTTCCAGAAGGCATGTTCTCCGGGTGACGTTGTCATCATAAAGTTCGTTCGCAGAGGTGGTAATATGTGGGATATTGCTTCCGTTGAAAAGCTCGGTGAGAGCAGAAACCTTCCCACGTATGAACCGTTGACAGAAGAGCAAGCAAAAGCTCTCAAGTCGCAAGGCGTTGCAGGTAGTGAGGCCGCGTTGGCTGCTACCAGTGGAACTCCTGCTTGGGTAAGATAAATTAGCTTAACTCAAAAGAGGCCAGTCTATTGATGTGAATATGTAACTTGACAACATATACATCATATACTGGCCTTTTCTTTTTAGGAGTGTTATGTACACAAACAAGTATCGTCTGCCCAAAGCATTTGAGGACGCCCTTCAACCTCAACCTTATGACCCTGTTGGTGCATCAGACTACAGTGCTACGTCACTGATTGATAGTCCACGTTATGTGCAGCTCTACAAGAGACACAAGCATGAGATTGTTGAAGACCTGATGGATCAATGGTATGTCTGGAGAGGTAACGCAGTACATCATGAGATGGAATCAGCTCTTTCAAAGAATCCAAAGTATCTGGTCGAACGTAAAGTCACACGCTTTGACAAGCCTGATGGAGGCGATGAGTCAACATACAGACGGGTCGTCGCAAAGTTTGACTTGTATGATAAAGAGACACAAACTCTTTCCGACTGGAAAACTTGCTCCGCGTATATGCACGGAAGCACTGGTAAGAAAGAATGGATTGACCAGCTCAACATCAATGCGTACTTCCTTGAGAAGGAGGGGTATCCTGTAAAGGATGTTGCCATCAACGCCATCTATATGGATTGGAGACCTCAATCTGGACGGTACAAAGATGACAAGTATCCCGACTTACCTTTCAACGAATTCAGGTTCCGCGTGCTGCCTCTTGAAGAGCGCGAGTCCTACTACAAGGAACGCCTTCGTCTACACGTGGAGGCCGAATCCTGTAGCGACGACATGCTGCCAGTATGCACTCCGGACGAATGTTGGGAGAAGCCTGCTAAGTATGCCGTTTACAAGGTAGGAGCAGCGAAAGCTACACGATTACTAGATTCTGAAGAAGAGGCCAAGCAGTATATCATAGATAATAAGCTTGGCCTCGGTTACAAGATTGAGTTTCGACCTGGGGAGAGAACAAGATGCGAGAGGTACTGTCCCGTAAAAGCTTGGTGTAATCAGTATGCAGAGTACAAGAAAAACCAACTGGGGAGCTAGGTACAAAGGTCTTGTTTATATTTACTTGTGCTTGTCTTTAAGCTTCTTCCCGTTGTCGTTCAGTTTTATTTCACGCACAGTAGGTATGCATAGAAAGGTGTTGTATGATATAATCAATAGAGTGCCTCTTACTCATGACCAACATGAGATGCATAAGCGTGCAGCTATAGAAAGTACAACACGGGTCGGTCCTGCAAACCCACGATACAGACATGACAACGTGTCTAGTATTCGTGGTTACAAAGCTGTAAGACCACCAGCTTGGTATACAGGTTATGTATCACGAGGGTTTGTCAGGGAGCATATCCTACTGATGTGTGAAAAGTTTGGATGGACAGAGTTACCTAAAGGTTATGAAGTACACCACAAGGACGGCGATAAGCTGAACAATAGTTTGGACAATCTTGTTGTTCTTACGAAGAGTGAGCATAGTAGGATTCATAGTTTGGAGGGTAAGAAATGGAAGTACTAAAGACTAACTACGGTACTAAACATGCTTACAGATACGATGACCAAGACTTTGACGCCCTGTCTAAAGTATGGGCAAGCTTAGGACTAGAACTCCTTATACATAAGGAAGAAGTAGATCCTATGATTGACATCATAGAACGCACTGATGATGGTTTTATTTTGTCTGCACAAACGATCTGTGCAGGTCAGTGGTTTGTTCATGATATTTCAAATGGTTCTTGGGGTATCTACGGTGATTCCTTTATGCAAACCGCATTAGGTAAATGGAGGTGATTGTGTAGTGATTAGATATGAATTGAAGATACCTGCCATCGTTACATATAGAGACAAGGGTATTGTCGATGTGCAACTTCGGTCTGGTATCAAGGTTACTTTGAAGGAAGACGACTTCGTTCGTTGCTTCAAGGTTATGAAGGATATCTCAACTGTAGAGGACTAGTGATGAACAAGCTTGAACCGATGACTGTTGTCAAGCATTTCAAGAACAAGCAGTATCTTGTACTTGGGGTTGCTAAAGATGTGAATCATGATACAAATGAATTCGTTATTTATCGTCCCCTTGATGGAGATCGCCAGCTGTTCGCTAGACCTGTCGCTGAGTTCTTGTCTGATGTAGATAAGGAGAAGTATCCTGATGTGCAACAGAAGGAACGGTTTGAATACGTAGCTCCTCTCAAAGATATCCTAACAGCGAAGGCAAATGTATAGTGCTTAACTTTTACGGGTGGGGTAGCTAAGGTTACCTCACTCATTATAAGGAATGAGTATGCAAGTATATGTCCTTCTTAGCCATGTGTATAATCCCGATACAGAATGCAACGATACGAAAGTAGTTGGTGTGTTCAAAGAAAGAGTACACTTTAAAGACAACATTAGGAAAGCCATTGAGGAAACTCTTGGCATTACCTTTGAACTTCAAGCTTGTGAGTATACGAATGATTAAGAAATTCATTGGGACTATCTGGCGGTGTGTAGCCAATGTGTACTGGGGTACGCTGGTTGTATTCAACCTTCCCATTCTTCTCGTGGATGTTGGCATTCGTGCCAAGCTCATGCCGGAAGCAGAACTTGAGCGTACCATCCAGATGCTTGAACAAAACATTCAAGACATTGCAAAGGCAGGTATCTAATATGCTTTATCCTAGCTCGCTGAACGTGTTCGGTCATGACGTAAGCGTAAAAGTTTTCAGTGACCCTATCGAGGTAGTGGAGGACGGTCAGAAGACTGATGTTGTACTTGCACAATATGATCCTCAGACGACTACCATCAGTGCATACCACAATCCTGAAAAGCCCGCCATTTTTGGCAGCAATATGATTCATGAACTGATTGAATTTGCAGATGTTCACTCTGACCTCAAGCTCAACCACACGCAGATATCTACGCTTGCATCTGTGCTGTATCAGGCTTTGGTTAATGGTGAGTTTGACTTCAGCAAGGGGTATATGTCTTCACCGCTGATTGACACTCAACCGGAGTATGTTATGCAATAGATGAGGAGTCTTTGTATGTACGTGAGTACAGTGTATAATGCATTGGAGGTAAACTTTGGACGAACCAGTTATGAAACTGTGCCCGCTGGAAAACGGGAGTACATGCCAAGTATGTTCCAGTAAACATCTTGACATATACAAAACGATGAGCGGGATGTTCTTTGTTAAATGTTTTGGTTGTGGTTATGAATCTCCTCTTGTGGATACTGCTCAGCTGGCTAAGGTTATCTGGTTGCCTTAACAGAGGTAGTGTGCATATGTGAGGAAGCGTAAGTATGTACGAGGTCTAGTTTATCCGGTTGATGAGATAGTGCGTATTCTTAAACTTAACACGCTAACTTGTGAAGAGATAGCAGTTATGTTTGAGTACTCAGAATCTAACATCAAACGTATAGCTAGACTCTACTTAACCCCAGAAGAACGGCGAATTAGATCAAGCGAGTCTTATCGAAGACGAGGTATTTATAACAGTGCTACTCGTGTGCAAGGACCAACAGTAGACCAGAGAGGTTATATATGGGTGCCGCCACCTTCTTGGTGGAAAGGCACAGTAAATAACTGTAGAGTTCAAGCTCATGTGTTAGTATGCTGTAAGCACGAAGGCTTAGACAGCCTGCCTAAAGGTTATGTAGTTCACCATAAAAACAAAAATAAAGCAGACAACAGGTGGTACAATCTTCAACTTATGACTAATGCTGACCATCTTGCCCTGCACAGGGAGGAACGCAGTGCGCGGTGTAAAGCGAACAAAGTATAAAAATGTACTCTTTAAGTCTAAGTTTGAAGCTGACTTAGCTAAGAAGTTTGACTCACTTGGTATAGAATGGGAATACGAACCATTCAGTATACCGTGGCAACCTGCTGTGCGTAAGTACACACCTGATTTTAGATTAACCCTTGCCGATGGTACAGAGATAATACTTGAAAGCAAAGGTTTCTTTGACCCCTCCGCTCGGTCAAAGATGGCACAGGTACGCAGTCAGTATCCAGACTTGAACATACAGTTTCTTTTTATGGATGAAAACAAAGTTGTTACTAAGTCTTCGTCCAGAAGAACTACGTACAAAGAGTGGGCAGAAAAGCACGGCTATAAAGTCTGTTCACTTGATACCTTAGCTGAGAGTAATAGTACTAATGTCGAACGAAAGACTTGTAGAACAGGCAAACATGGAAGCACTCGAAGAAGTAAAGGAAGCCATCAAGGACGCGCACAAGCGTCATCCTGATACGCATCCGTCTATCGAGCACTCTGCTTGGATTCTCAAAGAAGAGATGGCCGAGCTGAAACATGAGCTTTACAAACCGGAGAGATGGCGTGACACTACTGCGATTTGTGAAGAAGCCTGTCAGGTTGCTGCTTCTGCTATCCGCCTGATTGCTGACATGAAAGTCCGTAAGATGGAAGGATACAAGGAGCACGAGCATTATCGTCACGCAGCGTAAGCTGAGGTAACAAATGGGATTGATGTGTTTCTTTAAAGACCACAACTGGGAAAGTACTGAAGTGTGGACTGGCACTGCGTATGATATCATCCGCATTGAGGTTGAACAGTTCAAGTGTTCTCGTTGTGGCAAGACAAAGAAGTCTGTCCGAGTGTTTGGTAAGTTGAGTAAGAAAGTTGCAGAAGATATTGTTGACAACTCCACAGGAGTGGTTAATGATAGATATGTGAAGGATGAAACTTCACCTTCTGAAGTTATTACTCTTACCGATACAAAGGAAGACAAATGCAAGAAGGCAGCGTAAAAGCATATAGTACCGCTCTTCTTTATGCACTGACAGCTAACGGCAAGACAATGACGTGGCAAGCTCATGTGTATGAGAATGAGAATGGTACAGCTAGCATACTTATTCAGTCTGGTTACGAAGGTGGTGCTCTTAAGGAGACTACTCGTTCCTATGACTGTGGTAAGAATGCTGGTAAGAAGAATGCTACGACTGCGCTACAACAAGCTGTAAATGAAACTAAGTCTAGGTTCAAGAAGCAGCTTGATAAGGGATACAGGGAGAGCAAGGCTGAGCTGTCTGCTCTCCCTATTCGTCCTATGCTAGCTCAGTCTTATACAGAACATCAAAACAAAGTCAACGACAGTACGATCTATATCTGTCAGCCCAAGCTCAACGGTGTACGCTGTACGTGTCAAAGGCATGGTGACAAGCTGACCTTCCTGTCAAGAACAGGTAAGTCATATGATGTCTTGCAGCGCCATAAAAAGCTCTGCAAAGAGTTGTTTGAAGTTATGCCTGATGGGTGTGTATGGGACGGTGAGATATACTGCCACGGTATGCCCCTGCAAGATATAGTGTCTGCTGTTAAAGCATACAGTCCTGCTACAAACAAGTTGCAGTACTGGGTATACGACACCATCAGCGAAGAGCTCCAGTTTGAACGCATTGCACGCTACCGTGCTTTGCTCGCAGATAAAGATCTTAAAAAAGTTGTGGCTTGCCCTATTGACTATATCAAAGGAATAGTTAATATAAAGAAGAAACAGAAAGAATATCTTGCAGAAGGATACGAAGGACTGATGCTGCGTAACTACAGTGCTAAGTATCGGCAAGGTATTAGGTCTTATGATCTTCTGAAATATAAACAGTACAAAGATATTAACGCTAAGATATCAGGCTTTGTATCTGACGTGAACGGCGCTATTATCTTTATGTTTAGACTAAATAATGAGCCTTTCTATGCTGTACCTTCGTTTCCTTTAAAGACTCGACAGGCCATGTACAAAGAGGGAAGCGATAGACCTTTTAATTTCATAGGCAAAGTCGCTAACATCAGATGCGTAGAGTTCTCTAAGAAAGGTCTTCCCATCGGCAATCCAATTGTTACGCAGATAAGATTGGACGAAGATGTTGAGCAAAAGGCAGCATAATGAGCTTCTTCAACATGATTGACAAGGCACTCAAGCATTCTGATGATACTCCAATTCCTCTTCGTAGGAAGGATGAGCCTTACTGGGGTACATTGCCAAGGATGTGTCGTCAGTGCACAAACAGAGAGGAAACAACACCTCCAGCATCCTTGAAGAAAGCAGGAGTTAAACCCTGCCAGTTCTGCAAGGTGTTTGAGAAAGCTTGCTACATTGCATCGGCATTGTGCCGTCGTGTTGCAGACCCTCTCAACTTTAAGGTAAAGAAAAAATGAAAGACACTAAGTGGTTCAAGGCAAAAGAATTTCAGTGTAAGTGTGGGTGTAACACAAACGAAATGAACCAAGAGTTTGTAGATAAGCTTACCCTTGCACGCGAAATCGCCGGTATTCCTTTCGTCATTACTTCTGGATACCGTTGTCCTGCACACAACAAAGCTGTTGGTGGTGTAGCTGGTTCATCCCATACAACTGGATACGCTGCTGATATCAGTGCGGCTACTGGTGAACAGAAGTTCAAGATTGTTCAGGCTCTTATTACAGCAGGCTTTACTCGTGTTGGTATCGCTAAGTCTTTCATCCATGTGGATAGCGATCCCAAGAAGCCGAGTCCGACTATTTGGTTGTACTAGGAGCTGACATGAAGTTTCGTGCTCGTTACCGTGGTAAAGGAGCCAACGGAAAGTATGTCACAACTCAGATGTTCATCAACGCGACAAGCGAAGGTGAAGCTCAGGAAGAAGCAAGCAAGCGTATTCCAGAAGTAGCCAAGCGTTTGGCTGAGCGTGAAGGACAGGATGTTGGACATGTTGTCTGTTGGAAGATTGAACCTCATGAACAAAAGAAAAGAAAGGAAGAAATGTATGTCGGTTAATAAAGAAGCTGTGTTGGAAGAAGTGCGTGCTCAGTTGGCTGTTGAGAACTGGGTGAAAGATGTAGCTAAGGAGAATGAAGCCAGTGACGAATACAGTCCTCGTTCTAATCGTCTTCTTCTTTGGGACTGCTTTGCTGATGAAGTAGGCAGACACGTTGAAGAGTACACTGTTCCCCAGTATGGTGACTTCCCTGATGACAATGTTGCTTCTTGGTCTGCTGATGACTGTATCAAGCAGATTCAGAAGTACGTGAACCGTATGGACTCTAACTCTCGTGGTGAGCTTGAAGCTACGCGTGACCTGCTCAAGATTGCACACTATGCTTCTCTTGTGTGGTGCAAGCGTCTTGGCTTTGAAGAAGCTCTTGCGGAAGTAAAGAAGGAACAGGACGCACAGCCTGAGGTTAAGGAAGAGGTGCAGAATGGGTAAGGTATACTTCGTCTACCAAGACAAGTATCTGCTTAGTCTTCTTGAGAACTATGCAGCAGCGGGCAAGTTCGAAGGATATGACGCTGTGTTCATGCATGTGAAAGACAATGCAGACTTCAGTGAGAAAGGTACTGTCATCACAAAAGGTGACGCTGTAATCTTCGTTGCTTTTGAACCTGACTGCGAACGTCACCGTGTCCTTGCGGATGAACTTGGGTGTCCTCGTTGGTACTGTGATGAGGATGGACTTAAGAGGCTTGACCTTAAGCGAATCTTTAAACAGAATCAGCAGGAAGAACTTGCTGTTGAAGCTGACGAAGAAGTTGCACCTTTTGCTAGAGGAGAAAGACTCAATGGCTAGTACGTATGTCTTTTACCACGAAGATGCTGATGGTCACTGCGCTGCTGCTGTATTCAAGTATTCTTGTGAACAGAGCGGTCAGAATGAAGAGCTTGATCTTCGTGCCATCAACTATGGATACGACGCTGACAAGATGTTCGGTGATCTTGAAGCTGGTGCTAGGCTTGTGTTCCTTGACTTCTGTCCTACGGAAGAAGACCTCAAGGCTCTTCATGACAAAGGCTTCCCTATTGTAGTTGTTGACCATCACAAGTCTTCTGAATGGGCTAAGGACTACGATACGACAGGTACGAATACGAAGCCTTACATCCGTGTGTATCACAGTATCTATCAGTCTGGCTGTGAGATTACTTGGGGAACCTTTATGGGTGAAGCCAAGATGCCTCCTGCTGTGTGGATGACTGGTAGGTACGATGTCTGGGATCATCAAGCAGACGAACGCATTGTTCCTTTCATCACAGGTATGAAGCTCATCATCACCGATCCTGCTACGGAAGATGGTTATGAGTTCTGGAAAGCGTGCTTCGAAACTATTGACACTCTTCCTGCAGATGCACCTGACGAAGAACGTGCTAAGCGTATGAAGTGGGATGTAGTCCTGCAGCTTATCAACATGGGTAACGTTGCACATATGTATCGGCTAGGTCTTGCTGAGGAACGAGAACGTGCTGTGCATGACATGGTGATTGAAGGCAAGAAGTTCCTCATGGTGAACTCGGAGCTTTCTGATAGCTATGACTTCCCCATGCAGAAGCTTGATGACAGTTACTTCGGTTTTGGTTGGTACTACTGGGATGGTAAGGAATGGCACTTCAGTATGCGGTCTGAAGGTGATAATGATCTTACTACCGTTGCTGGTATTCGTGGTCACAAGAATGCAGCTGGCTTCGCTATGTATGCTTTCCAAGACCCCAACATCTACCTGAAGGCAGCTAATGAAAGTAATTGATCCTTCTGTCATAGTGTCTCTGCAATCTGCCCCACACTTCATCATGCAGACGATTGAAGAGGCTGGACGTACTTGTTATAAATCGGAGGACAAGATCAATGAAACTTCACACGTGGCTTTCATCGAGCGACTTGTACGTCGAGGGCATGAAGCTATGCTCGAACACGGGTACGCTACTGCACACTTTCGGATTGACCGTGGTGTCTCTCATGAACTGGTGCGTCACCGCCTTGCGAGTTTTGCTCAAGAAAGTACTCGATATTGCAACTACAAGGATAAGGACATTGAGTTCGTAAAGCCTACTTGGTTCAGCTGGGAAGACGCCGAAAAGCTCCATTCAGATATGGAGAACTACAGACGTAATCCTAGCAAAGACCATCATATGACTTCCGTGCTTGCTTGGTACGACACCATGGACAAATGTGCTGACGCTTATCAAACAATGATTAGGTGTGGCAAGAGTCCGCAAGAAGCACGAGCTGTGTTGCCTAACTCCTTGGCTACAGACATTGTAGTTACAGCTAACCTTCGAGAATGGAGAACTATCCTCAAACTTAGGTGTGCAAAGGATGCTCATCCGGACATGCGGTACATTATGCTCCGGTTGCTGAGTGATATGCATAAACTCTTTCCACCTGTGTTTGAAGACATCTATCAACTTTATAAGGAGGAAGTAGATGAGCGTGCTAGAGACCTTGTGTATGTTCTTCCGCACACAGCAGAGTCCTCAAAAGAGGCCTAGTACTTGTCATTGGTATGAAGACCAGCAGTATAAAGACCAATGTACTGACTGGATGTACCCAGACAAATGTACTTGTGATACGTGTGACAATTACCAACCCTCAATCTTTCTTGAAGAAAAGGTAAAGAAACATGACTAAGTTTGAAATCAAGGCTACTTGTAATGGTAAGGACTACAACATTGACTTTGAAGTTCCGAAGGATATAAAGCAGGAAGAGTGGGATCAGTTCTCCAAGCTGCTGAAGATGGCTTGCCAGCAAATGAGTAAGTAAGCATGTCAGTGTTTACTATTTCTGTTCCTTGTGGTAACGAGGTTGTCACCAGAGAGATTGAACTTCCTGTTGACATCACAAAGGAAAACGTTGAGCTGTTCTTTTACAGGCTAGGTGGTTTCCTCGAGTTGGCACAGTGTAGTATGCAGGCTATTATGAGTATGGAGCCTACTGGTAACTAACTAGAAGGTTAAACATGATGGAACAAGGCTCTCTTGCGGATCTCCTTACTCTTGCTAAATCTGGTGATGGTAACAAGCTCGCTGAAATGATGGCTATGAACGGCGGTGCTATGGGTGGTCAGCAGTGGATGTGGTGGATCCTGATTATCTTGTTTGCTTTCGGAGGATTCGGGAACGGTATGTTTGGTAATCGTGGTGGGGCTGCTATGCCTAATAGTGCTGCGACTTCTGACACGTTCCAGATTATGGATCGTCTGAACTCGCTTGGTAATGGGATGTGTGATACTACGTTCTCTCTGAACAATAGCATTCGTGACGCACGCGATGCTGCTTCGAAGTGTTGCTGCGAAACTAATCTGAACATCGAACGTTCTGCGAATGCTGCTCAGCGTGCCACTGATTCGCTGTCTCACCAGCTTTCCGATTGCTGCTGCCAGACGCAGCTCCGTATGCAGGATCTTGCCACTGGTATTCGGGAACAGGCTACGGCTAATCAGTTCCAGAATCAGCAGGAATTCTGCGACATCAAGACCCGCATGGCAGCCAACCATTGTGAGACGCTTGCTGCCATTCAGGCTAATCAGGCGGCGATCATTGGTTACATGACTCAGGAAAAGATCAGTGGGCTGGAACGTGAGAACGCTGCTCTTACGATGCAGTTGTCTCAGAACGCTCAGACTCGTGCTATCATTGATGCACTGTCTAAGACTACGACCACGCCTGCTGCCTAGTAGTTAAAGCTTAGCTGATAGTTTGGGGGAGCTACGGTTCCCCCTTCTTATAAGGACTAAACATGGTTGGTGTTCCTTCGATCGAAGAACGTATTAAGCAGGCTCAGCGTAATGCTGACGTGTACAAGCGCGAACTTGATAAGGCCATTCGTAATATCGATCGCTATCAAGGCTGCTTGAACAAAGAACTGTCTCGAGTAGGGGAGCTTACCCTGCTGAAAGACGTGCGGGACGGCAAGCTCCTCGTACTCGACCGTGAGAGTATGGAACCTGCCCGCATCGCATTCCTCTAGAAGGAGGTATGTATGGCCTGTGGTGGTAAGAAAAAGAAGAAAAAGGGACGTTAGGACTTGACAACTTTTCGTTAGTGATTATCTTATAATCAAGAGCGACAGTTGCGTGGACTGGCTGTACTCTGGGAGTGTCCCCACTGGTTGCATACACACGCAGAAACCCCTTGCCGGAAAGATCAAGAACGGCAGGGGGTTTTCTATTATCCATCCTGTAGATACAAAGAAACCCCCTAGGGGCCTTCGGGCTCTTAGGGGGTTTTCTTTTGCCTAGTTTTTATCTTCGGGTATATCAGCAAGTAGCTGTTTTATTTCTTGCACACGTGAAACATTGACACCGTTCTTGAGGGACATGATCTCAGCAAACTTCTTGAAACCAAAAGCAGACGACACACAGATACCAAATGCTATCTGGTACCAGTCAGGCATAGTAGCAAAGGTTTCAAACCCATGTGTCACCCAGTCTGCTGTCCACGGACACCAAGCAAGAATAAGTGGCATAGAGATAACCAGTGTCCAGAACTCATCCTTCCATCCAGAGTTGTCGAGGGAGTCTTTCTCCCACGCAATATCTCCCACCACCCCAGACTTGTAGAGATCAATCTTAGCAGCAGCCTTAGCTTTAGCTACTTCGATCTTACTCTGCAACTCTACCTCTTTGAGTTTTTGCCTACTCGTGAACCATCCCACAACACCGGAAACAAGTGCTTCAACAGGCTTAGCGATTATGTCTAGCATAGTTAATCCCTATAGTCAAGACCTGACTGCTTAGCCACACGAGTAAGTTCCTTCATCAAAAATTCTCTGCGCTTCTGCAGCTTTTCCTTTTCTTCGTAGAACTTAGTACCCGTAGACTTGTTGTTCTTTTCATTCAACTTCTCAAGCTTGCGAACGCTATTCAAGCGAGCATTGATAGAATCATATCTACCCTTGAGTTGCTGAATAGTTCTGTTCTTATTTCTAATCGCAGTACGTTCGTCAGGAGAAAGAGTTGTATCTTTCTGTGCAAGCTCAAGTTCATTCAAGCCAGTCTGCATCTTATTTCTAATCTTGCTGTACTCATTAAGTGTGTCACCATAACCAACTTTACCGAAGAAAGAGTTAGCAATAGGTACGTTCTTCAACTCAATAGGAGCACCAGTAACAGGAGAGGTCAACATACCAAGAGCTTGTGTGACTACTCTACCAAGGCCACCCATGTATGATTCAGTAAGATGCTGGATGGTTTCAGGAGACACATCAATCCAACCCTTCTCAACCTTAGACCCAAATGTCCAAGAGTTCAGTGTCTCTGCTACAGCACGACACCACATAGGATTAGTACCCCAGTACTTCTGACTGTCAGGTACTTCACCCTTAAAGCTGTGCGTGCTTTCAGGCATAAGAGCATAACCAAAGCTGTTCTGATTGGCTACTACTTCACCGATAGGACGGAAGATAGTAGGCAAGAAGTTCAACATGGAAGCTCCACCAGTAGGATTGAAGTTATCAAATGAAGCACCAAAGATTTTAGCAGCGGCAGAGGAAGGCTTGGTGCGTCCGCTGATTACACCTTCCATTGCATTTGCAGCTACCCAAAAGATATTATAACCATAAGGCAGGGGGATCTTTACATATCCACCATCACCAAAAGGTGCAGGTATAATAAAGTTACTGTCCTTGATATAGTCAGGAATCTTATCATACTTACTTACACCATCGTCATCGTCACCCATAAGCCATCTACACAGTAGTGCGTGTGGAATACCACAAGCTACTGAGTAAGCCATGAAAGCAGCAGTTCTCTTTGCGTTGTTTGCAAAGCTATCTCCACGCCTCCAGAGGTTACGCAAGATACGCACGTTACCACCGATGTTAGCAGAAGAGAATGCCCACAGACTGTTGAAGAGAGGAGCCCACGAACCCTTACGAGTAAAGTTAACTGTGATCTCCAGAGCTTCGTTAGCTGCACGTTGATGTGCAGTATCCATCATCTCTTGCATCTGCTGAGCTGACCAACCATTACGCTTAGCTTCCTGAGCAATATGATTGTCAAACTCTTGTGTCAGAGCAACGAACACAGAGAACCGAGTAGCATTTTCAGATACGTCAGAGATAGTATCCAGATACTTAAGAGCACCGTCAAGAGTCTTACGAAGGTTACCCTTCTGCTTTGACAGTTCACGTACATCCTTGTACATAGTCTTGTAGTCGTTAGCAAGGAACATACGAGTATGCCCACCAAAGTCTACAAAGTTCTTGTACATTTCCTTAAGGTATGCTGCATCCTTACCAGTGTATTCCTTACCATTCATCTCTGACCAGAGGAACTTAACCATGCGGAAAGAGGTAGCATCCTTAATGATACGCTGACGAATGTTATTCTCTTTGCCAAGCAAGTTGTTTGCCTGTGCCTCAGAGATTACATTACCTACGTTAAAGATAGCAGTCTGAATATCACGAGGATAGTTCTTGATAGCGAACACAGGGTTATACGTAGTCAACAAAGCAGAAAACTTCTGAGTCATCTTACGAATGAAGTTAATGACTGCACCTGTTTCAACAGTGTTCTCGTTACGCAAAGCAGCAGCAAGAGCTACGTCCTTGATAGCAATACGAACACGGTTACCCTTGTCATCAATCACATTGATGAACTTGTGTCCTTCACCCTCAAGACCATGTGACTTCCTCACATAGTAGAGAGTGCCATCCCCCTTCTCAGACATACGGAAGTATGGCTGTCCCTTCTCATTCTTATCCGTAGCGATTTCCCACAGGTCTTCGTTAGGAACTTCTCGAACGAGGTTAAGCAGACGACGAGACACATCGTTTTTCTCACCGATGTTTACAGTATCCATGATCTGCAACATCAAGTGTGTAGAAGGACTTTCTGCAAGACCTTCCCGCCCCTTCGCCTTCTTCAACAACTCCCGACCACCAACAGAAATACCAGCCTTTGATCTCTTGTGTGCATAGTCAGGATCAAGATCGTCAACGAACTCTTCCCAGTTCTTTAACGGGACGTAGTGCTTATAGGTAGCACGGAGCTTATCAGTAAGAGTCTTAGGTACAATACGATACTTATCCAGCATGTCCAGATGATATCTACCAAGCTGGTCAAACTGTGCAGCAATCTCATTCATACCCGGCACATCAGAGTACTTGTCAATGATAGCTTGTGCCTGCTGGTCAGAAAGACCAGAAGGAGACTCTAACGTATTCTTACCACGGTACCGCCTGTTGACTTCAGCGTTACGTTCCAACGCATGTCGAGCCAGAAGGAACTCGTCAAGGGCAGACCAAGTAGCATTCACTCTGTCCTGCTCAGTAACCTTACGACCAGCCTTACGCAGGTCATCAAGAGCTTCCTTTACAGCAGGAATATCAAGCTTACCAATCTGTTCACAAAGCGGTGCAATCCGCTGATTCATAATATCAGTGCGAATGCTGTTAATTCTATTCACCATACCCGTCATATGACGGTAGATGTTTGTAGCAGGAGCGATAACATTCTTACCAATCGTATCCTTAATGTACCTTTGCACAATCTGAATACGACGGTACTTGTCATACATGCCTTCTACAAATCTTTCAAACCCAGTATGCGGAATGATCTTACCATCCATACCCACAGACTTGCCAGTGTTCTTGATCTTAACCATACGGTCAGTCCATGTCTGCTGGTTCATCTGTGCACGCTTCCACTCTTCAAGATAAAGAGGAGGCATATCAGTGTAGGTAGTATCTTCATCCACCATGAAGCGAACTTCAGGAGAACTGTACGCAGGAGTAGTATGACTAATGTTATCACCTTCAAACAAACAATAGCTCTGAGAGTTGTTGTAGTTAAAGGTAGTACCAGCCACGCCCAAGTCTCTCAGCATACTGGAGATCTGCTTAGTGTCATTAAGCTGAGAAGCAAGGTATTCGTACACATCCTGCCCAGTCACACGTTCAAGGTATCTCTTGTTCTTCATAAACTGAGTAAGTTCATTCTTGTCAAGGAAGACACCGATGTCCTTACCCAAGAACTGAATATGCATACCATCCTGTGCAGGAATCTGCCGAGGAGGCATCTGCTTAAACAAACGATTAAGATGTTCTGCAACATATCTTTGTTCAGACAGAGGACGTTCCCAGTTCATGAACTGCTCAAAGGAAGGAGCGTAGTTCTTATACACCTGTCCGGGAAGACCAGACTGCTTGTTGTTGAATCTTCTAAAGTAGTCAGCAAGCTTTGTAGGATGAGAGAAGTAAGTTCCCCAACCATATGGAGCAGAGAAATCATCTGCACCTACAAGGTCAACACGTTCGTACTGAGGAGCAACATTATCCATAGCTGAGCTCATGTACGTAGCACGACCCCAGATAGTGTAGTTAGAAGAAACACCCTGAGGCTTGTTGCTGGCGAGGTTCTGTGCAGAAGCAGCAAGGACATCCTTGATGTCAGCTTCAGTAACATAACCATCTACACCAAACAACTTCTGATACAGCTTACGAATAAACTTGTACAGGTCACTAATGACAGGGAGCCGTTCAAGCAAAGACTTAGGAGACTCACGTTCAGCTATCCAAGCAATGAACTCTTCTGTACGAACAAGGTCATTAGCGTTCTCGTATGCAGGACGCTGACGTTCAAACTCTTTCCACAGAGGAGTACCATAAGCGTCACGATAGACAGCAGCCATGAACCCAGTAAACTGACGAGGAGTCATGATAGCACGCAGACCGTAATGAGCAACGCCTTCGTGCATAAGCAGCCGCACTGCCTGTGCCTTAGACTTTACTCGGTCAGCGAACACATAGATCTTCCCGTCACAGTACATAGCTTGAGGAATACCACGCGTCTTGCTGGGATTAAAGGAAAGGTTAACCAAAGCATCATGTACAGCAGTAGGCACATTACTGTCAGTGACAGAAGAACAAATAGACACAACATCCTTCAAACCGGGAAGCTGAGCCAACGTATTCTTCATCCAGTCGTACACTTGCTGAGTAGCTTCAGAAGCAAGCTGGAAGTCTACTTCCTTTTCCTGCTGAGTATACCGTTCAAAGGACTGGCGCTGTACTTCAATGTCGTTACGAATCTGCTTAGACCGTTGCTCTTGCTTGTACATGCGCTTGAGCTGTTCAGCTTCAAGGTCACGACGAGCTTGAGAAGTCTCCTGAGGAATAGCCTGACGTGCAGGGATGTTGCCATCCAAAGCATTGTCATAGCTAGCCTTATCTTGAGCTACCTTAAGCTGCGCCTGATAAGCAGGAGAAGCTTCATATGCACGTTGCTGTTGTTCAGCAATCATGTTACGCATGTACTGGTCAGCAGCCACTCTGTCACGACTAATCTGATTGTTCAGAGCAGCAGCTTGCTCAAGAGCAATGTTCTGCTGAAGAGCACCGTACTTCTGCGAGAAAGCATCAGCACTAGGCAGAGCAGCCTGTTGATTAGAGGAGCCCATCTGTGCAGCCTGCCAGTCAGCAAAGTCTGCGTCCCACGTATAGTCGGGATCGTTGGTCAGTTTAGCTGTGCTGCGCAGAGCACGAGCATCCTTAAGCAAAGCATCAATACGGTCTTGTGTTTCCTTGTCTGCAAGGTCCTTCAGTTGCTTACGCAAGTCAAGTTCAAAAGGAACAGCAGGGTCAAGTCTGTCTGCCTTGGCAAACAAGGCATCCATGTTCGTCTGAACTTCAGTCAAGTCCTGAGCACGTGCAGTAGAACGAGCAAAGTTAACAGCAGACTTTCTAACGTCTGCCTTCATTCTGTTCATCTGTGCAAGGTCTTTGTCAATACGAGCAAGCTCACTTGTAACAAACTCATACTGACGTTCACTGTACGGAATAGCATTCTGCTGCAGGAGTTCAAGGTATACATTGTATTCAGCTCTACGTGCGTGCAGCTTAGACATATGCTCGTCAGCACGATTAAGCTTACGCTGTACGTACTGCTGAGTATCTTGAATGCTGTTTATAATCTCAGTGTACTTGACCGGGTCTTTCTTAAACAAAGCTTCCTGATACCTACGGTCATCAACAATCTGTTCAGCCGTAAGGTTGGTATCATAGCCAAGCTTCTTAAAACGTTCTGTTACAGTTTCGCGGAAAGCCTTGCGAGCCTTCTTATCAGACTCAGAAAGATCCTTCTCAAACTGTTGCTTACGTTGCTTAATGTCTTCACGCTCAGCTTGAGCAAGCCGGGCAAGCTGAGCAGTATACTTCTGCTGTGCACGTTCAAGCTTCTTAATGTGCGCATCCTTTGCTTCTTGTGTGGCAAGCAGAGCATACTTGGGAGACGTACCTGCACGAGCAGTAGTCAGCTCATCCTTTGTCTTACGCAAAGCGTTGACAATAGGATTACGAGCACGAGCAAAAGATTCTTCAGAAGCAGCTACAGCCTTCTGCGCTTCTACACGAATAGCATCACGCATGATGCCTTCACCCTTAGAGATCTGAGTGAAGGGGTCAATCTTAGTCAGCTCTTCCTCAAACTTAGCTTGAAGTTCAAGAGGCGTCTGGTCTGGATTGACATACGGAATGTCTGTTTTAGGTGAATGCTTGAGCATGTCAACCATAACACCAGCTCCACCAGAAGCAGAACCAACAAGAGCACCAGCAATACCAGCTTCCATCATACGGTCGAAGTCATCAGCAGTAAGCTGAGCACGCTCGTCCTGAATCATGCTGTTTACTGCACCCAACCATTCCTGTGTGTATTCTTCCGCACCTTCACCAATCATGGCCTTGGGCAGAGACAACGCAGAAGCCTTGAGCTTTTCCTTAAAGGAACGTTCAACAGAGTCAGGTACTTTAACACCTGTCATCTTACGAAGCAGCTGACTTTCACCGCCAAGCAGTGTAACAGCAGACTGCAAGATACCAGTACCAATATCCATGCCGGGGTTAGAAGTAAGTAGCCCTCCCTCAGCATAGTTACCAGAGTAGTTCTCACCAGTGTTCAGTACAAACTCAGGAGCCATTGCACCAATCTGCGCACCAACAGTAGCGGTCACAGCTTTAGTAGCAAGAGCGCGGGCCTCAGCTTCAGCAACACCAGAAGCTACAAGCTGAGCAGTCTTTCCTTTGATAGCACCAGACAAAGCACCAGAAAGTACCTTCTTACCAGCAGCAGCACCTACGCCACCACTAAATAAAGACATACCTACATTCAAGGTCTGTTCACCAAGAAGACCAGCAAAGTAATCACCAAACTTCTGTATGCTGTCTATGTCTTTGTAAGATTCAACAGCAGCCTTCAGTTCAGGAGCTTGTGCTTCTTCTTGCTTCTGTTGTGCGTAGAACATCAAGTCACCAGCAGTCTGCTCGTGACCCATGAGGTCGGCAAGAGCAGCACCGCCTGCGGCAAAAAGAGCCTGTGTCTGAGGAATAGAACGAAGAACACCCTTTACATATTCACCATGCTCAGGCTTCGGTTCTTGATACTCAAACGGTTGAGAGTAACCACCATAAGCAGGCATCTCCTGCTCAAAGGAGGAGAATGTAGGTTGTGCGCTTACGGCAGGAGCTGACCTTCTCAGTGCACCACTACCTACAGGAACACTAGTCGTAAACTGCTGTCGTGGGTACACAGCCTGATGAGCAAGAGTATCCTGCAACGGCCCCTGCTCAGTAAGGCCGGGAACCATCACAACACTATAGGGCTGTACACCAGAAGATACAGGCGCAGCCTGAGCAGCAGCATACGCTTGTGCTGCAGAAATATCCGTATTCAAAACACCATCCAGTGCCATAACTAGAATACCTTTCTTTGGCCCATATTTCGATTCTAAGGGCCTTTAATTAGTTAACGTATAAAACCATAAGCACGAGCTTGTTCAAGAACTCTAGCCTGCCTTGCAGCCTCAGCAGCGGCAGCTGTCTGTGCCTGCTGATCTACAGAGAGTTGAACAGCACCAAGCTGCTGGCCTCCAAAGTTGAAGCCAAAGTTATTGTAAGGATTACCCTGAACGCCAGAAAGACCAGTATTGAAAGTAAGAGCAGGAACACCAACAGGCATACCTATAACTTGGTCAAACATACCCTGCGTGTTCTGCGCAGTAGGAGAGTTACCGTACACTACTTGCTCATTAAACGCATAAGGAATTGTAGTACGAGGGCCAAGCCTACCTTGTATAGAAGTCATACCAGTGTACGTATTCAGTGCAGCAACTTCTTGTTCAGGAGTCATCTGAGGCAGGATAAGATTATTCGTAGCAGAGTCAATTGTAGGAGCCTTACCAGTAGCAACGCTTACAGCCTGAGCCCACTTAGATCTATCAAGCTTCTCAATGTTCTCCATCTGAGCAGCCCGTAGACGAGTATCAGCTTCAAGTTCAGCCTTGTACCTATCAGCACCAGCTTTAATACCAGCAGCTCCAAGAGTAGCATTAGCTCCCATAGAGGCAGCACCAAGCTGTGCGTTAGCACCAATGCCTGCAACATCAACAGCCTTCTTGTAGTCAAAGCCCTTCTCTTCACGCATCTTAGTCATTTCATAAGCGCGTTGTTCAGCAAGCTGTTGAGCTGCAACATTAGTTGCATAGGTCTGGTCAATTGTGTTACCAAGCTGCATCAACTTAGCAACACCGTCCATACCCATAAGGGGCTGCTGTCTTCCTACTTCCTTACCGTCCTTGTCTATAAGGACAACTTCTTTCGTATCAGGGTCTACAGTAACCTTACCGTCAAAGTTACGGTATATGGTGTCTCTCAGTACATTAGCAGTACCAGTAGGGTCACCGATAAGGATACGTTCACGGTTGTCCAGAATAGACTTCTTCGCAGCCCGTGCCTGTTCGTTAGCCTGATTCAAGTACTCAACAGCAGCTTCTTGTTCCTTAAGCTGTGCATCAAAGAGTTTTCTGCCCGCCTTATGACGATACAGGTCTTCGTCTTGACTCATCAGCTGATTAGCCAGCATACCACCTTGAATAATACCAAGGCCAATAGATGCCATACAAGCCCCCTTATTCCTTAGACCCAGTAGTCAGTAGTTTAAGCAGTCCACCAAAACCAGTCATGTTATTCTGAGCCATGTTGTTGTACATATTAGCCATATTACCATACGAACCAGAAGCAGCACTATACCCGCTCATTGCCTGTGCTCCATAATTACCACCAGAACCACTCAACCCGGAGGCTGTAGAAATAGCAGTAGAAGGTGTATAGTTAGCAGTAGACAAGTTCAAACCCTTGTTGTAGTTAAGTGCCTGAGCCCATCTATTCATAGTAGTATCTTCTGCCGTATTAGCTGCATTAGTGCGGGCAGCAGCTTCAGCAAGAGCTTGGCTCTGTGCCATCTCAGTACGAGCAGCCCATGCTTGCGGAGAAGACGTAGAAATACCAGCAAGACCAAGCTGACGATCAAGGTTAGAAGAAGCGTCAGCATAAGAAGACTTAACGTCCGTGCTAGCCCGAGACATCATTCTGTCACGGAGTACGTCTTCACCTTCAGTGAGTTTACGAATAAGAGAACGTTCTGTTTGATCATACGTTCCGTACAAATCCTGCCTACGTTGCAGATCCAGCCAACCTTCGTTAGCGTATACTTCTGCTTGTTTTTGCAAATAAGGTTTAAGTGTGTTAAACTGGTCTAGAGCAAACTGTGTTTGCCCAGTCTGCAAATTACTTGCAAGTTTATTGTAGTCCGTATACGCATTCCACATCTCTGGACTCTGTGCAAAGTCCAGCTGCTTTTCAATCAAGGCGTTCTGTTTGTCTTCAATAGGCCAATAAGTATTCTTGTACCTGTCAAACATCTCTTGTGCATACTGATTCTGCGCCTTTGCTGTAGAGAAAGACAAGTTTGCATACTTATCAGCAAGTTTAGAATTCTGAATACCTTGATACAAGTCGTACCCAGCTCCAGCAATATTGGCGACGGTGGATAGTGCTTTACCCCCAGAGCCTCCAAGCCAATCTGTAGCAGAGCTAAGTCCACTAGAGATACTGTCCCAAAGAGACATAGTTTTACCCATCCTTGGGTTAAAGATTAAAGAACTTACCAGCCACCGCCTGTGTCCCCGCCATCATCGCCACCATCATCACCGCTATCGTTCTGACCGTTGGCTCCAGAACCAGTACCGTCACCGGCTTGTCCTTCGCCAGTGCCTTGGCTATCGGAACCACCGTCAGGGCCACCATTATTATCTCCGAAGCCACCGCCATTATCACCATCACCACCACCGCCATTATCACCATCACCACCACCGCTATCATTGTCACCACTGCCTCCTCCACCGTTATCGTTAGAAGAAGAGGAGTCGCCCTGCTCTCCATCATTTCCATCAGAAGGTGAATCACTAGGACTAGATGAAGAATCAGCAGAAGGAGAGTTATCGGAATCGGACTCAGCAGCTTGTTGTGCAGCTTCGTTCATAGCGTTAGACATAGCCTCAGCAGCTCTGTCAGCAGAAGGTGCGGACTGTGTAGGCCCGCCAAAAGAAGACATAGCATTAGAAAATGCCTCGTTAACCTCACCGATTGTATCAGAAATAGAATCTATAGCACCTTGCAAGCTACCAGTTGGGTCTGTTTCAACACCAAAAGAACCAAGATTAGCCATAGCTCCAGCATACGCAGCAGCAGGAGTAATACCGATATTTCTAGCTACGTCACCAAGCTTGTCCTTAGACATACTGCTGAACGATTTACCAAGAGCATTACTAAAAGAAGTCTTAGCTACGTTCTTTTGTGTAGGACTCATGGACATACTATCAACAGCATAGTTAAAGGAAGGTGTTACAGTCTTAGTTTTATCGTAGGCATCTGAGAAAGCTTGTCCCATTCTACGACCAGAGAAAGTACCAACGGTATCTTCCAAAGCATCTCGAACATCTTCCATAGACCTAACACCTAAAGCATCTTCGGCTAAGCCTACTACAGTAGGACCTATAAGACCACCAAGCAATCCACCAATAGGCCCAGCAATGGAACCAAGAATCCCGCCTACAACAGCAGGACTCATCTTACCCACTGGAGTACTAGGAGCTGCCCCAAGAGAAGTAGCGCCCAGTCTACCCACATAACCAGCAAGAGCATTAGGCATAGAACTAAAAGCACTGTGCATTGATGCTTGAGCTACTTGGCTAGGGGTAGCCCCAACCATAGTACCAAGACCAGCAGTAAGTGCAGCAGCTTGTGCCATATCTAAACCAATATCTTGTAGACCAGAAACGGCTAAATCATTAACAGCTTTGTCTGTATGCGTTGAAGACATGCTGTTCTTTGAAGAAACGTTTCCTATGCCAGAGGTAGAAGAGACACCCCAACCAGCTTTACCAGAACCTCTGTCTGAAAGACCGTTAGCAGCTTTATCTTTGGTGGTCTTCTTATCTAAGTATGCATCGTCAGTTTGACTATACTTAGAAGGTTTCTGTGTTTTAGTACCAAAGATAGAGGTTCTAGTAAGGGTATTGTAGAAAGGGTTAAGGCCATAAGAGAATACAGGCATAGTAGCAATGTAGGGCACACCAAAACCAAAAGTAGCCATGTTACTTCCACCAACCTATAACTATAGTTTGATAACCATACGTACCGGAAGGCCATACAGGCACAGGTACAGACACAGTACCTATAACTTCACCCTTCCCATTGACTACACTTCTTGCTTGGTCAGTGAACTGGGGAATACCACACACCTTTATTTTACAGTACGTGCTTGTCTTCTCGTATACGTATGCAGACCATTCGTAAGAAGAGCTGGGTGCAACAACGTTGGTAACAGCAATGTAGTTATCATCTTTAAAGGGAGCAGGAAAATCAAGCTGCTCAACGTTCGAAGACATCCAGTTACCTAACCAGCATATCTGCAGCCCATTACCAAACCGAACGTACTGCTGTCCTAGACCTTGTGACCTACTAACGATACTTGTCTTAACCTGCTGATTAAGCAAAGCTGTTGCCATGTCCTGCAAAGTGTCCATGTTACTAGACGTGGCTTGAATAGCCGCAGTAATGTCCGAGTAAAAGCCTGCTAAAGCACCTGTTTCTGTGTTGGGAATATCAGGAGTACGAATAGCAACAAGTGACGATTCCTTTACAGAACCATCAGAACTAATATAAGTAGAACTGTCTACACTCATTTACTTTCTGCTCCTTCCAAGCACTCAACCATACTCGATGCGATCGTTACTGAATGCACTGTGTTGTCAGCACTAGAAGCTGCCATGTCTAGCTTGAACTGAAGTTCTGTTCCTGTGTATCCAGCAGGCAGCTTAACTACCTTAGATCCTGTAATCAGCTTTGAGAAGATAGTCTTACCGTCAAGATAAACTGTCAGTGTACAACTACCTTCTTGATTAACTTTAGCAGCAACTGGTCTCCACGCACCTTGTGCACTTACAAAAGTACGAGATGTCCAGCTCCACATACCCGGCTTAGTAGACGTAACGTCTGTCGTGTACACAGACACAGAGCTGCTGTTAGTGTACTTAACGTACAGTCTTCTTACGTTAGGATCCCACCAAGTATTCACAACATTAGGGTTTGAAGTAGTATGGTTAGTAAGACCGGGAGATGTAAGCTGATTGTACAGAGAGTTATAGCTGTACTCGCTGAAGTTTAGCGTGTACAATATCTGAGTAGAAGACCTACTAAAAATGTACAGAGTCTTACCGATGTAAGCAAACTGCATATCAGAAGGGTTCAACTTAGCCCAGTCGCGGTTAGAGAACAATTGAGAAGTAATAATCTTAGGCGTGTCTGAACTAATCAGTGCTACTCCAGTAGGACATGCGTACATTACACCTTGGGAAGTAGACACAATACTGTGTTTACTAAGACAAGGCAGTGGATCTTGCATAGCTTTAACGATAGGGTTGGCTGGGTCAGACACTGTTATAAGCACAGGTTCTGATTTAGTACAGGCTACGATAGTATTGCCGAAGGAACCAAGACCAACCACAGACTCACTAATTGTTACACTATACTTACGAGGAAACGCGTAAGGTCTGTTGTAAGTAGACACATAGATAGTGCTGTCTTTAGCAGCAGCGTAGTAACCGTTAGCAAGTGCAATAAAGGAATGAGCACCACCCGGAATAGCATAGTTGTTCATGTCCGTCAGAGCAGGCCCTGTGGTTAGCATATTGTCAGTAATAGTGTACTTAGTAGACGGAGGTGTAGCTTCTGGGTAGAGAGCTGTAGCTGCAAGATAGTACCGTGCGGTACCGGTAGAAGTAGTCTCCGACCGGTACACACGGATTTCCCGAGTTCCATCGTTACCGAAAGCATTCATACCAGAGATGTTTTTAATAACCACAGACTGTCCCGGATATACGTCTACTACAGACGCACCAGTAGAAGTAGTCACGTTAGCAGAGGCAGGACCTTCGTCAATAATACCGTCAGCCCAATTACGTGCAAACGTTATAACGTAGCTATGCGAAGTAGGTATAGTGCCTTTTTGAGGAGTACCAGTAACTTCCATAGTCATGCCTTGAGGCTGGGGAATGCCGGCAATAACAGAGTCACCTTGAATGGTGCCAACCTGTGTAAGCAAGTCGGCACCTTCACAAACGTGCATTGTGCCACCGTCTGGCATCCAGTAGCATTGCTGCCTATCAACAGATACGTCAGGAATAGAGATGAACACAGCATTCACTTTGTCGTACTGGGTACTTCCCCACCAGTAGTCATTGTCTTTAAATCTCCATTTGAAGAAACACTTGGCTGCTGAAGGTACTTGTGAAGGCAAGGAAAACGTTCCGTCATAATGAGCAAAGGGAAGAATGTCACCTGTAGAAGTATCTGTGTTGCTGGTGAAATCTGCAAAGTTATCATGTTTCAAACGGGATGGGATCTTAGGTGCCATCCCCTTGAAATTGTTTACATAAATCTTCAACGTTATTCTCCTTCAGGAGCATTAGCCTCCGGCATAGCCTCACCTTCCACAGAAGGCGTAGGTTCTTCTACTGGAAGAACTTCTTCAGTAGGTTTACTTGTATCAAGAACCGGATTGAAACTCACGTCAAGGTCAATGAGATCCTGCCCAGTACGAGCCTTAACAGCTTCTTGCAACATATTATGCTTAGCGATAGCAGTAGCTACACATTCATCAAATGCAGCAGCCTTGTCGTTGACCTTCATAGCAAACTCATCAAGAGAGATGCCTTGCTTGTCAGCCAGCTTCTGCAGCAAGTTGTTAGCAGGAAGAGTCTTACCCGCAATATAGTTATGAGCAAGCTCACGTTGAGTAGGCCACGTAGACTTCTCGTACTCATCGTAGCCGTCAAAGACCTTAGCTACATAGTTGTTGTAGTTCGTCTCGATCTGAGCGTTCTTAGAACTTCTAAGTTCGTCATCAGAACGCATAACCCAGACTTGCTTCCTACGATACACAACAAACTTAGGATCCCATTCTACTGTACCCTGCTCCTTAAGCGTAAAGTACCTGTCGTCTGCAGGCATGTCAGGTTTATCCGTAAGCAACGGGTAAAAACCGTACTGCTGCATAACCACACGAGAAGACGTAGGAAGACCCATGTTCTGGCAGATCTTATCAGTAGCAGTTACACCAGTATTCTTGTTGTACCACATCACAATATCATTAGCGTTGTTCATAAAAAGATAAACCTTTAGTTAAGCATCAAGTTCAAGGACAGGATAATATCCCTGTGAATAAGCAATACCATAGAATGAAGTTGATCCAGTGCTAGAAACACCACAAATGGTTCCCTTTGTAGTACGACAACAAGACGACGTATTCAAAGACGTCCTTGCTTTATCCATACCAAAGATACCGTTAGGGTTAGCCTTACCCAGAGCTTTTGTTGGATTATTTACAATAGTAGGATCGAGAGCATCAATAGCATCTCTATCCAAATACATACGCAAAGCCACGTTAAAGTTTGGCAATTGACAAGCAACCCCATTCACTTTAATATTAGAAACTGCTTGCGCAGCGTCTGGGTTTGAGGCAAGCGTAAGCCATTGCTGTGTATTATATGCAGAACTGTTATTATCTACTGTACCCTCTGGCCACAGCGTATTTAAAAAAGTATCTGACATAGATTGCAGAGGAGGATTCGCACCTGTAATATAAGTGTTTCTTACAGCATTGTATATATTAGGGTTGTTGTCAGCATCACCCAAAGCCGTAAGGGTACTAGGACAAGTACTATCAGATGATATTTTAACAGAACTTCTGTATGCAGCATCCAGAATAAGAACCTTTTTATGTACACCATCAGCATCTGTATATTCCATCACAGTGCCCATCCCAGAAGAATGCCGATACAATTTACGACCAGTGTCTACAGGAAGGTATTCGTGCAAACCGCTATAGCAACGTACACTACCAGGAGGGGTAGTGTTTGCTTTTAGCACCATCGTCATATCAGGAGTATAGTCAACAAACTGTCTACTCAAACACGTATATCCGGTAGTAGCTGCAGAAGAGGTAAAACCTACATTTGTATAATATAAAGAGTTCGTATTTTCAAATATGCCATAGATAGCTTTAGCGAGCATAACATAAGGAGACACAACATAACAAGGCTTTGATCCTAGAGAACTACCACAAGGCATACTACTAACAAACCAAAGCGGCGCCTGTGCACTAGCCCCAAAAATTTGGAAAGGATAAGCACCAGCCACATTATCACCCCTGGTAGAGGTATTCAAACGTGCGTTTAGCTTATTCTCTGTAAACGAAGTGGATAGTTTATCAATAGTATTTAAATTAAGTGTGTTAAAAATTGCCGTATCTTTAGTACAAGCCCAAAAGCGTCTTCCATTATAGTCAAACAGCGGGGTGTTCGGACCAAACCCACAATAGTGATAGGTTGAATCTTCAGGAGAAACCATGCCATGCTTGTCTGGAAGAAGTGTTCCTAGATGATCACAGTTCCAAGTAGTACAATACGGATACCAAGCATGTGGAGCAGTTGTTCCTCTAGAGATGCTACTAATGCGCACATACGTAGGAAACAACGCAAGCATGTACGTGTTAAGACTAGCTCCTATTGTACAGGAGCAAGACGACATACCAGTATCTTGCGTAGGCGCTACATGAGTATGAAAAAAATTAGTTCCCAATACGTCGTCAATGCTTTGCTGTTGAGCACACAAATAAAGTAGTTCTCTTTTAGAAGGAATGTGTGTATGCTTACCCAGGGTATCATCCATAAGCACAGCACGTCCTTTTGTATACACATTAAAAGCTAACGCATCATCCATGGTTGGAATACCCCCAGCTAGCCAATACAAAGTAGAATATTCTCCGTCTTGAGTAGACATCGGAGTGCACAGAGACGTGTCTACAATACTTGGATTTTCTCTAATAGTAGCATAGTCTGTGTTTGTATTAATTCCAGCCGCATCATAAATAAACGACCCTCGTAAAAAAGAAGTAGTATACTTTCTGTCAAACACAGCCGCTGTAGAAGTCTGGTAGGTATGGCTTGTGCTAATCCCAAGCCAGTAATATGTACCATCAGGTCTGTCAAAGGGAGTACCGTCGGGCTTACCAACGTACAAAATTTTACCGTCTTCACGCAAAGACAAATGCAAACTGGGAGACACAGTAATATTTACATACTCAGACCAAGCAGACCATCCGAGATTAGCACCCTTGTTACGGGCGCGTGCTCGCAAGGCAATCTCAAGACTAGGTTTAGAAATAGTAGCAGTGTGTGCAGAATAATCAGTGGTCAGCTCTCCAGAATCGTAGTATACAGAATTATCTGCAGCAAGAAGCTGATACTGTACACCAGTCTGCGTATCAGACGTACCTGTCGTAGCAAAGCCCTGCTGTACGAAAGCAACCGTAGTACCCTTGATCTGCGCATTCTGCGTAGGAGCAGTAAGCACAGGAGCATTCACGTAAGCAGGCTTGATGGACACAGTAACGTCAGTAGACCAGTCGGACCAACCATACGTAGCACCTTTATAGCGCATACTAATCTTGTACGTCTCACCAACCACAGCTTCAGTAAGCTCAGGAATAGTGATAGAAGTAAGAGCGTCTGTCTTCTCACCGCTGTCGTAGATGTTAGTTCCGAGTACATTCTGCACACGGTACTGCGAAGCAGTGTGTGTGTCAGTTCCGCCACCAACTACAGCAAAAGGATCACCAGAAACAACTACATTGTACTTGAAGATCTGGTTACCAGTAACAGGAGAGATAACAGTAGGAGCTTGGATGTAGATGTCAGAGGTTCTAAAACTAACAAAAGCAGACCACTCAGAAGGAGTAGTAATTGTAGTACCAGTCTGACGACACCTAATCTTGTACAGTACACCACGTTGCAAGTTAGCGTCTGTAATCGTAGCAGTGTACGTAGTGCCGGTTAGCTCCTTTGTGTACACCGTAGTACCAGCACTGTTCTGAATCTGGAACTCTGTTTTAGAGCACGTGTCAGCAAGACCTTCAGTAGCAAACGTAGAAGACTGGATGTCAAAGTTGATAGCAATAACTTCCTGACCTTCAGTAGGCTTAACTACCGTAGGGACCTTAACGTAAGGAGCAACTACAGTGAGCTGCTTGTACGCAGGAGAAGACTTCCAACCCTGACTGTCAGTAGCAGTGACGTACATGTCAAGCTTAGTACCAGCAGAGATGGTAGTAGGAATCTTGAGCGTATACGTACCAGCATTATCAGCAGCAGTAATCACTTGCGTACCAATGCCAGACACATCTACCAAGAAGGAAGAGATAGTGTTGCCTGCCAACGTAGGGCTAGCAGTAAAGGAGTATTCGTTAGCATACGTGCCCTGATAAACGATAGGAGCATCAGGACCAGTAATCTCAGGAGTAGTAACAAGGTTACCAGTAAGCTGATACACCTCGTTAAACAACTCGTTGAGTTCAGTCTGCGTCACACGGAGTTCCCACTCAGCAGACGGGTACATGAACTTAGCGATAGTTTCTTCCGAGATAGACGTACCGGGGAAGAACAGCGTGTACTCGTCGGTACTTGCGTTGTACGTGCAGCTCTCACTGAACCCAGTAAACAAAGTATCGTCCATAGCCATAAAGGTGATGGGATACACTTCAGAAGTAGATACACCCAGCTGTCCCGAGCTCACCTTCACAACAACTTCTACTTTGTTTGTAATGCTGTTGCGCGTGGCAGACTGCACGACACCGTTAGTGTTGTTATAGTATTTATATTTCTTCATAGAAGAAGTCCTTCTTAGTTAAAGACGCAGCAGTTTTCATCTGCACGCATGACGGGTTTACCTTCAAAGAAGATAGCAGTACCATTACAGTAGCCTTGGGCTTCAGCCTTTGTATGACCATAACCAACGATAACCAACAAGACATCGTCAACTTTGCCAAGTACTTGAGCTTTACTATGTTCTTCGTGATGTCCTTGCTTTATGCCAGTCAAAGGAGCACTGCCGTATACTTCAGCATGGCCGACATAACTAGGCATAATAACATAGAAGCCATCACATCTACCGTAAGCACTGGGTTTACCAAAGACAGCACCGTTAACAATAGTCTCACACTGACTAGCTACGTTATGGACTACCGCTACGGGATTGATCTCAGGAACCCAGATAAAACTATCATTAACCTTTGAAAGTACCCAGTTAACTATACGGTACGTTTCAGCAGCACCGTAGGTACCGCGTACAGCCTTGGTGCGAAGTGCAGAAGAACGTACTGCGCCAGAGCCATTAGACGCAGCCATAGGTATTACAGATCCGCACTGTCACGGATAGAGAACTTGATACCATTAGCACGAATAACAAACTGGTCAGCAGTCGTGATATTCTTCGGCATCGGCTGAGTTCCGTCCGGAGTAGTAATGGTAGCCCAAGCAAGTACGTTACCATCAGTCAGAGCATCCATGATACCAACGTGAGTAATTGTGCCCCAAGACTCAGTAGCGATGGGGAAGGTAACTTCAGTCTTATTCGTAACAAGACCAGAAGCAGCAGCATTGAACGCACTATCCTCCATCTTTACTCGGTTGTATCCACCACCAGACAGCTCGCCAGTAGGAGCATTGGTAGCAAGACCAGCATCCGTAGAGAACAATGCAACGTACTTAGAAGGGGTAGTGTACGCAGTGCCATTAAAAAGAAGGTCAAGCAGTTTGTTGTCAAGATAAACAGAAAAACCAGAAGTGTTAGCCATATCGTTTTGTACCCAATATAGTTAGAAGATTAAACAAACCAAGTACGAAGACTATTGCTCGCAGCTTGGCGCTGGTTAAACGGCCTCATCTCACCAAGAGTAACAACAGGCAGAATACCTTTACTCTGTACAACATGAGACTTATAGAACTTAGACTTAGCTCTACTGATACCAGCACGGAACCGACGTAGATAATAGTTTACCATCTCAGGTCTAGCCCAAGACTTACCAGACATAGAATGCAAACGATACAGAGCACCGTCTACAATAGTATCCAACCATTCGTTGTACAGAAAGGTTGGCAGCATGTCAGCAGTACGAGAAGGACGAGCAGCTACACGAATGTGCAAACCGTTTGCAATAGATTGCGTAGGACGTTCCACAAGACGAATGACGTTAGGCATCTCAAAAAAGTAATGTGAAGGAACTTCCGCTTCTTGCAATCTCCAGTCAGGAGACAACGTGTCGAGATCTTGTTCATTAGTCTTAGTAAGAACCTTGTACACCTGTTCTTTTTCAGCAGAATCGTCACCACAATTAGCGATGATCACTGTAAGAGGCTGGGCGATAGTGAGATCAGAACTGATGTAATTCAGAGCGTACTTACTCTGACCTTTCTCAAGGTCTGAGCAAACGTATACCTGTTCGTATGCCATAGACTTATCACAAAACTCAATAACTGAAGCTCGAATGGCATCCTTAATGTACGCCTCGGGGCAACCCACAACGTCAGGATAGACATGCAGGAAGAAGTCAGAAATAGGAATCATTCAGAACCTCCTTGTGCAGGAGTACCAGCCTGTCGTGCAAGTGTCTGCATAGGATACGGAGACTTATCCTGCATCGTCATAGGACGTTGCATAGACACCATAGTCGTGAACTCTTGCAGGTACTGCTGAGCAAGCATTTGGTCTTGCTGAGAAGTACTGTCAGAAGAGTAAGCCAAGTACAGAACGTACTTGTCAAGGGCTTCATCAAGCCAAGGAGATACCGTAATCGTCAAAGACGGATCACTTACTTCAAGCACAGCCTGTACGTCAGGAACAAACTTATCAAAGTACAGAGACGTAAGTCTATCAAGAATATCTACAGTGTACTCAGTAATGTCATGAATAGTAGTACCTGTCTCCCTACCCCAAGTAGGATACTTAGCAACAGCTTCAATGTAATCCACTAGCCTAGGGAAGGTATTTTCTGTATCTTTAATAAGACCTTTAAACTTAATGAAGTCAGTTCCTGTGGGCACACTGACTGTAGACAATCCTGCAGCATCTTTAGTAAGCGGTACACTCACAGACTTACAAAACAAGTCGGGGCGAAGAACGTACAAATAATGAAGAGCATTAGTTCTAAAGGCAGTGTACTGAGCATTCGTGAATCGAGTATTATCTACATCACCATAAAGAAGCTTAACAGTGTCTATAGACATGTTAATCCTTATTAGTTAAACATTGACAGAATTCTTACGCGGACGACCGGGTCCACGCTTTACTGGCATCACCAGCTGAACGTCAAGAGCGTCAGCTTCCATCTTACCAACTTGTTCAGGAGTGGGAACCACTTCTTCCGTTCCATCAACCTGTTCCTCAACATAGCCGAGAAACGTATAGGGATACGTAGGAATGTGAACTTCAACAGTAGACTGCCGACCGAATTCATCCTGCTGCGTCTGATAAGACGTAGTGTACGCACGGTCAATGCATTCACGAAGCATGTATTCAGGAACAATCACTTCCTTACCATAAGGAGCTTGGAAGTTCTTACTGTTCACAGAAGCGAACACATAAGGGCCAGCAGAAGGATTAGAAGACGTATGGAAAATAACCCGGCACTTACGTGCAGTCGAGTCAACACCAGCATGATCCTGTCTCCAATCCATCAACAGACGAACAGCGTGCTTACGAATAAGTTTGTTGTCTTCCGTCAACGGAATGTGCAGGCCACGTTCAAAGAGCATATCCCGAATCTGCATATCAGAAGCAGAGTTGAGATCGGTGTCAGTAAAAACAGGAGTGTTAGCCATAAAGAATATACCTTAAAATTTAGTTTGTAGAGCTAGGTGTAGCAGAGCTAGATACGAGAAAGGGGAGAACCCCAAGAGTAGTTGTTCTCCCCATATGGGTCAAGGCTTAGTACGCAGTACAAGCAACTTCAGCGCGAACCATCCAAGCCTGATTGAGAATCACGCAGGTCTGCATGGTCTTCCAAGCAACGTGGGCACGCTGAGCGAGCGGGTCAGATTCAGTGTGAGAAGGATTGATGATCACCGGAGTCAGAGACTCAGCACCCTTCAGGGGCACCAGACCATAGGCATCCTTCGCAAGGAAGAGGATGGGGTAAACGTCAGCCTTGGTACCAGTGGTAGAAACCATCGTGTCACCAGCAGCATTCATCTTAGCACCACCAGCATCCGGCCAGCTCTTCATCAGAGTGGTGAAGAGGTAACGCACACCTTCAACAGCACCAATTTCATTTTCCCACGGAGACGTGTTGCCGTAGTCCTTCACGTCTTGGAAGTGAGGCATCGAGCGGATGTCAGCTTCACAATCGGGATGGCAGACAGCCACGAAGCAGGGAGAGATGGATTCAGTGTAGAAGCGAGGAGTGGACTTAATGCTATCGGTCAGGAAACGAGCCTTCTGGTTCTTCAGCTTACGCGTAATGCGACGCTGCAGGGGCAGAGAGATAGGCGTGTTCACTTCATTACGAGCAGTACCATTCGCATACTCAACGTTGGTACCACCGAGCAGAACACCGATACGCATGTTTTCAACAGTTTCCGCAGCCTGTTCACCCACGATCTGCGTAACCTGTTCCATAACAGGGGAGTCGTTGGTATCGAGCAGAACATCGGTCATGGTCACGAGGTTACCGTACTGATGCACAGTGGCTTCAATGTCGGTAACCGAGAAGGTCTGAGCAGTAGGCGTAACGCCTTCGGTCAGTTCCTTCGGCGTGGCATCAAGCGATTCAAAGCGACGGAACTTAGCGGTCTTCGTGCTCTTGGTCGGCAGGGGATAAGCCTGACCAAACTTTTCAAACACAAGGTAGGGAAGAGCACGGATGAGCATCTTAGCAACGACATAGACATTAGCCATCGTGCTAAGAGTACCATCAGTAGAAGAACTGGTAGCACCAGTATGCATGATAGTATTCGGAGTAGCCATTAGATATAATTCCTAATTTCAAAAACGAGTTTAGCGCGTCCTTCTGCTACGTTCATACTCACGAGCAAGTTCATCAAAAGACTTCTCACGAGGCTTGGCTTTAGGCTTATTGTTTATATCAATAGGTTCCTTGCCAGTACGAACTGCCATAGCAGCGAGCACTTGTTTAACAATGTCTTCAGTCTCAGACGCAGGGTTTGTCTGCACCTGAGTAGAAGAAGCCCTAGTCATCTGTGGCTTGTTAACGCCACGAGCAGACTTGTAGTCGTCCAGAAGAGAAATAACTTCCTGTGCCGTACCGTACTGATACACATACTTGGCACCATTCTGCATCACAGGAGGCAGAGAGTTAATCCAAGTAAAGAGATCACCACTGTCCAATATCGCACTGATATCAGGGTGGGCAGCACGGATAGCACTGAAATGTTTATCCGCTTCGGACTGGAAGATCTGCTGCTGAATAGGTTCAACCCGAGTCTTAAGCTCAGTCTCAACGTTCTTCTTAACAGCAGACACCTTGGTATCAACAAGCGTTTTCACTGCATTAGCAATCTCAGGATGAATCTCAAAGAGTTCCTTCACATTGTCAGGAAGTTCATCGGGCTCTTCCTTCGTCTGTACAGGCGCATTCTTTGCTTCTTTGAGCTCCTGATACTTATGAGACAGATCTGTGAGTCTGCTAGCCCACAGAGCATTCTGTGCTTCAGCGTCACGCTTTGCCTTTTCATAAAGCTCTTTATAATTCAGAGGAAGCTCAGTAGTCTGTTGTTCATTCTGAACAGGAGATTCTTGTTCTTGCTCCAGTTCTTCTGCAGGCTGAACTTCATCGTCATCATTCTGGCTCACGACGTTTTCTTCTTCGGAAGGATCTTCAGGCTCACTCATGAAATCATCAAACGAGGGCTCTACCTTAGAGGGATCTTCGTAAGACTTCGCAAGTTCGTCGAAGGCTTCATTGAAATCTTTGTTGTTCTGATCGTTCATATTTTTATAACTAAGTTAGGGAGGGTTATTACCCTAAGTCCTAACTGGCTTGGCTCATGAGCAAGTTATCCGAAAGGGGCTCGCTCCCAAGTTCCAGTACATCCAAGAGCTTTTGTACCATACGTAGTTCACCGATAAGTCGGTCTACGTTGTCAGTATTATCAGGACTTAGTAACTTACTGTACCGTTGGCTTCTAAGAACCTTCAGGTAAGCAACTATATTTTTTTGTAAGTCGGCGTTGGCCGTGAGCCTGAAGGATTTCTCCAAGCTCACACGCCTACCGTTAAGTGGTGTATCAGTCATATTAACTCTGAGGATACGCTTGTTCAGGCTGACTAATCAGAGACATATCTTCACGAAGCTGTCTCAGACTATCAATCAAAGCCGCAGGACTAACACCTTCAGACCGTGCAGTCTCAACCATATCGGTCATCCACTGACGTTCTTCCTGAGCTTGCTTCTGTGCTTGCTGCTTCTGAACTTCAATCTCCTTGTCAGAGTACACCAAGTTGTCATCAGAAAGATCAAGGGCGTCAGCGATCGAACGAATAATGCTCGGACGTTTAACAGTACCAAGATCAACCTGATTGTTAGTGATCTGCGCGAAGTTAATCAGACTCTGTGCTCTGATTTCCTTAGCGATGAGAGATGAAGTACCACGAGCTTGAACAGCATAGTCACCTTTGATATCAGCATCACTATTGAACTTCATGTTCCAGTGATACATAGCAGAAATAAACGGCTTAGTGATGCCATCATCAAAGTTCTTGACCTGATCCTTAATCGTAATGTTTGCAGAACCCATCAACATAGACAGACCGGAAGCAGTACGACCGGCAGCACCAGAAGGTTCTCCCCACATCTGACGAGGAATAGAAGTAACTTCATCCCCATAGCTGCGGAAGAGTTCAATCATCCGTTCAAATTCAGTAGTATAACTGGGAAGCTGGAAGACACGGATAGCAGGATTGGCAGCATCAGCTCCCTCACCTGTACGCATCCATACCTTAAACGGATAGACATCACGAGGATCTTCGTCTTCCGACATAAGGTCAAGGTTTACTTCAATCTGAGGGCCAGCAGAGATAGCAGCGTTGTCCAGCATAGCTCTGAACGCACTGTTAATCAACTCCTGAACATCAGACATGATAGACGGAATACCTTCACCAAAGATGGAGGTTTCGTCTTTGTCATAATAGTAAAAGAAGTAAGGCCACTTAACGCCTTCCATAGGCATGAGAGACGCTTTAATAACGTGGTCACCAAGTACCCAAATGTTTGCAGCCAGTTCTACCTGACCTTGCATACGTTCAGGAATTTCAACACCCACCTGATTCAGATCATCAGCATCTACAAAACCCCAGAACTCAAACACTTCATACTTCTTAGAGTGAGCAGCGTCAGCAACACCGCTGTCAATTACATCACCCATAGAGGTAAGCTGGTTTTCAAAGTCCTTCTTCTGATAATCACCTTCAGGATTCTCAGCAACATACGTAGAGATTACGTCCCCATTGAAGTCTGATCTCTTTCCGAGACCGATGACATCGTGCTTATCCATCTTACGTCGCTGAATGATGTATCTACATTCGGAGGGGCAAGTAGCTTCCATGTCCGGGTAGATATCCCATATGCGGACGTTTTCGATGAAGGGCGTGATGGAGTCATAATCACAGAGTATCCACTTCTCTTTGTCTCCATTCTTTTCCTTCTTATAGTACTGACGGTTTTCAGAGATAGAAACAAGAGGCCCTTTAAGAATACCAGTACCATACAGATTACCAGAATGCATAACATCTCGCATAATCTCACGGTACTTCAACTCAGCAAGCTGGTCTTCGATAACCTTAGACATCTTTCCAGCTTGATTCTTAGCTTCATCCTGCATAAGAACATAGAGTTCTTCAGAACTAATTTGCTTACCTTGATCCTGAGAAACAAGTTCAAGGATAGCAGCTTCTTTCGTCTTACTGAACTGTGGCAGTGGCGTAGGCTCAATACCCCAGTTCTTATCTCCATTCGCAGGGAACAGCAGGTCAGACAAACGACTGTCAACAGTCTTGACCTTAGTTCTTGTCATACGAACAAAAGCTTTACTACGCAGAGGATCCATACGTTCAAGAACTTCGGGAGAGTAGATACCTTTGTACTGACGAAGTGCATTCAACCACTTCTCTTCAATAGTCTTACGTGCACTGTCCGATCGGTCAAACGCTTCACGCACAAACGCAGCCAGACCTTGAGGCGTTTCAGGCGCACCTTCGGTATCTTCTGCACCGGAATCTTCATCTACCTGCATACTGTCAGAAACTTCCGACAGGAAGTCCTGCACATCTTTGTTTTCAACAGAGTCGATTACAGTTCCAGAACCGAAAAAATCTTTTTCAGTCATGATTTTTAGTAGCCTCCAATCTGGCTAGCAGCACGATATTTACGTTGTGTGTTAAACAAGAACTTCTTCTCTCGCTTATGTACGTACTCCATCATTGCGTACTGTAAGGCGTCATGAATATGAGAGAACTCATTCTTGACAGGAGATGCTTTATAGAGAACACCGTTAACAGTTTTAGATTCAGCATACTTGTACTCAGATACAAAACCTTTTCTTAAAGCTATGCACTGAGGACCAAGCTTGAATTTACCCTTTAAACGAAGGAACTGAGCAACGGCTTCAAAGCGAGGAGTCCAGTTGTTTGTCTTAGCTAGCTTAACAGGAAGATTACATTCTTTCAGTATCTCCACACCAGACTTAGCATCGTTCATTGACCGCTGTGAAGTAGCAGGGTCACACACAACTTTAAAGTTATTTACAATCCAAGGATACTTAGATGTGATCTTAGGCCAAAGATGTTCTTCGCAAAACTCTTTGAGAGAACAGTTGTCTGTGCAGATCTCATCAAATACAATAACTGTACCATCAGGGGCTTGCTGTGTGAAAGCAGCAGAAGGAGTCAACCCTTGATCCATCCCAATTACAACAGGCACACCACGAAGAGGAACCATCTCTTCATCAACATGGTGCTCAAGATCACTGTAATCCTTATAAACAGGTTTACCTCGTTTTACTTCACCATAGTTGTTAAGCACGTTGACGTTGATAAAGTCTTCGTCTGCGCCCATACACATGGTTTCATAGTAACCTTCATCAAGGTTAGTAAGGTTCTCTGCTTCAGGATTAAGAACATACTTCCCGTCTACCTTAAGCATAGCTGGAGGTTGACGATAGAAACTATGTCCTTCTGGTTTGTCTTCCTCTGCAAGGCGATATAACCAGTGCTCAGTACTTACGGCGTTGTAGTCAAGTATAATGAATGGTCTGACTGGGCCGCCATCTTTCTTAGCAGGATAACGTTTAAAACGTGTCTTGATAAGCTGAAAGGTACCTTCTGTAAGTTCAGATGCTTCGTTCAAATGAGCAGAGGTCACTTCCAACGAACGAAGCTTTTCAGCAGATCTATCATCATCGACAGCAATGAACACGACTTCCATATCAACGGTCGTACCATCAGCTAAAGGATACTTAATCCTGCCGATGATGGGGGTAGAATAAGTAATAGTGATTTTATCTTTAAACCATGACAACCACGTTTTAATGGTGGTTGACTTTAGGGCCGGGTACGTTGCGCGGACAACAAGGTGTCTGCTGTGCCTGACTCCATGTTCGTCTGGTTTCTGACGCATAGCATTAAAGAACGCTTGAAAGATACAACCAGAGGACTTGCCAGATCCTACTGGCCCCATCACAAACAGAAAAGGATTCGGGTCACGATGAATCTTTGCAAACGTGGGCAGGACTTGATAATCAATATCCATAACAGTCCTTACGCAGTTTCTTTCGCCAGATCCTTGAGTCCCGCAGGAGCAGTCTCTTCATCAGGGAAAGAGATGTTAACGTTAATAACTTCACCAGCATTCGGATTGAAATCCATAGCTTTCATCTTCGGCTGGTAGTAGCTCAGCAGTTCAGAGGCGATCTTAATCTTCTCTGTACTGTTGGTCTTAGCAGACCTAGCCAAATGCACAAGTTCCTTGATAGGATCGTACCCAAATTCAAAGCGAAGACGACGAAGAAGTTCGTCTCCCTTGGTACATCCCTTACCGTCAGGAACAACTACAGAAGGACTAGGCTTCTTCAGAAGGGGCTTTATAGAGTCTTTCTTCATCAAGGTCACCTAAGTCAGAGCGGTCAAGCAGGGCAGCTATCTTCTCTGCATATGTCTTTAAAAGGAATTGGAAGTCACCAGAAGTAATGTCTTCACGGATCTTACAGAACTCTACGATAATGAAACCAAAGACATCTTGATCATCAGACACAAGAGGAGCAAGAGCAAAGGACACAGCTTTGTGTGACTTCAGCAGTGTATATGTAGACATATCAAACTTACGCAAACGTTCAATGTTCATGATTACTTTAGGCTCTATACCAAAAGCAGCGTTAGTAAGATATGAGAAAGCAGACACAGGTAGGTTTAAGAAATCAGCCTGTGCCGGTTTAAGGCCGGGACGAACAGCTTCGTGTGTGCAGGACATCTTTGCAAAGTCAATACCAGACAGGTTTTGACACCCGTTATGAAACTGAACAACTGCAACTCTGTCTGCGTTCAATTCAGACTTAGCATGTCTAAGCTTGGTAAGAACACGACTGTTCATATCAATGAGTGATGGAAAATCCTTTGCAAACTTCTTAGTCTTGTGTTTAGCTACACGTTTTAAAAAAGACGATAAAGTTGCACATTCATAGATAATGAATGCAGTTCCTCCCAGCATCGCAAGTGATATATAGTCAGCGTCTTTTACTAAGCTTGACAGACCGTTAACGATCCCTAGTAAAATTTGACTATCCATAACTTTTTCTTTTGTTTTACCTCTTGACAAAAAGTCAATTAGTGATTATAGTATTTATGTATACTATAACCTAAA